CACGTTGCAGCTTGGCAGCATCAGCAGCGGCAAATGCCTTAGTACCATCCTCAAGCTCTGCCATCTGGCACAGCATCTGTGTGCTGATCTCTAGCGCTTCATCGGATCCAGCAAGCGTGGTTGCCTTCTTGCGATCAGCGCGGGTGATGGGCTTGAAGTAAAGATCTAACACCGCATCGCCAGCGTCATTGGTGACGCTGAATTTACGGCGCTGGTTCAGATCAAAAGCGCCGGTGAGTAGATCAACCGGGCGCTGGGTGCTGGCAGGCATCAGATGCTAAGTGTGAGAGTACCGCTTGAGACGAAGTTGATCGTCACAATCTCGATCTCGCCAACGGTAGCACCGTATTCAGAACTGGTCACCACGATCGTGCCCGTGATCTTCTTGCCGCCGGTTTCGTCAAGGTACAACTCAACAAAAGCATCAGCCTCGTCAGTGGCTTGATTGGCGTCCTTGATCAGATCCAGCTTGTCGCCAGATCCAGGTGCGTCGTACATCACCTCGATGGTGCCGCTGCCGCTGATTAAGCCGCCGATATTGGCGCGATAGGTGGCACCATGGGAGGTAGCGTCATAGGACTCTTTCTCGACGGTCATGCTCCAAGACCGCACTGCTGCGATCTCAGAGATGCCACCACTGCCAGCCTTGTCAAAGAAGACTGTGCCTTGTTGCCCGCGATAGAAAGCCATGATTAGATGTCCAGCGAAATGGTTCCGTTGGTCACGAAGTTCAAGGTGATGACTTCGATCTCACCTACGGTTGCAGAATACTCAGCAGATGTGATCACACCATCAAAGCTGATCTTCTTGGTGCCGCTGGTATCGAGGTACAGCTCGAACAAAGCCTCGCCGGCATCGTTGGCGGTATTGATGTGCTCGATGAAGACGTTAGTCTCATCAGCGCTAGATGCAGTGTAGAGGATCTCGCAGGTGCCAGATCCGCTGATCAGTCCACCAACATTGGCGCGGTAGGTGGCGCCCAGTGCGGTGGTGTCGAGCGATTCCTTCTCAACGGTCAGCGACCATGAGCGGGTGCTGGTGATGGTTGCCGCAGTGGTGCCAGCATCATCAAATTTGACGCTGCCTTGCTGCCCTCGGTAAAAAGCCATGGCTAGAGATCCTCGAAGGTTTCAAAGGTCATTCTGACCTGAGTTTGGAAGTAACCCTCAGGAGCTGGCGCAGCCACCACCTCTGGGCCAGTTGGCGGGTCAAAATGAACACCGCTCACTATGACCCTATTGTAAAGGTCGCGAATGCGTTTGCCGATCGTGTAGTTAGCGCCGGATCCTGCGCCCACTGCAGTAAAGATGTTGACGACGATCACACCGATCACGCTATTGCTGCTGCCCGTGGTGCCGCCCATCGTCAGAAAGTTGTTGTTGCCAAAGCTCACAAGGCATTGGACCCAGGAACTGCCAGGCGTTGGCGTGTAGGGCTGGTTATGAAACACCACTGGCAGCACCGGCGCTTGCGTTAGCTCAGCTGCCAGCCGTGCTTCAATGGTTGCGCGGACGGTATTGAGGTTGACGGCTGCCATCAGTCCTGCCTCCCAATGCGGTTAGCTTGCTGTTGCGCCCAGTTGGTCATCTCGCGGGCAATGATGTCGGGGTATCCTTTTTCGATCTGATTCTTCTTTGATCGCCACTGCCCATTCCATGACGGCGGCAGATTGTTGCCGTATAGGACAGGCTCGGTATATGGCAGGCTGTTATGGATGTGATAGACATTTCCGGCTCGTTCCACTTGGTAATCAAGCCGACGCGGTGGCGCAATGCCTGCAACGCTGCTTTGTGGCCCTGGGTCATAGCCTGGTGTGCCTTGCTCGCTGATAGACCACGCAAGACGCAATCTGCCAGTATCAACTGGACTAGCTTCCTTCAACTTTCTGTCAGTCTCCAGTACCACCTCACGCAGCAGTTGCTCGTATTTCTCGGTGGAGTAGTTGCCAATCTGGTCAAGGTTGATGCGACGCGCCATGATCAAGCCCTCAGGATCAGTTCGTAAGTGATCGCAGTATTGTCCTGCTCGATCGTAATGACGCGTATCACTTGATGCAGCACACCACCAATGACCACACGGTCAGCGGTGGTTGGTGCCGTAGCAACATCGGCAGCAGCAATCGCAAGACGCTTGTCGCCAGCTTGCACTAGCTCGTTAACCTCGCGTGCGTTGACATCTTCAAGCACGCCACGCACTACGGTGTCGGTTTCAACCTGACTGATGGTGCCCGTCGTTGGGTTGTAGACACCTGGCGTGACTGTGCGGATCGTGGCTTCACCGCCAAACTTTGCCATCAGCTTGCTGGCAACCTTTCGTAGCGGTCCCGCAAGTGACATCAGATCTTATAGGCAACGCAGTGCCCATTCTGCAACTTTATGCTTGTGAACACGCCATAAAGGGTTGTAGCGCCATCAAACGATTGGCCAGATAACGTGTTGCCGTCGTAGTTCTGGGCGATGATGGTGTCGATAATGGTGTTAGTCGTGAAATGAATTGCGCACCATCTACCCGTACGCGTCGTGGTATCCCCGATAAACGTCGCGCCTATCGAGTAATTGATGCCAAGGTAGTTTGTGTCGCTCATGATCAAAGCCTATATGCAACAACGGTACCGCTGGTCAGCGTGATGCTGGTAAACACACCGCAAATCTCAGTGCTGGCCTTGAGCGGAATGGCACTGAGAGTATTACCAGTCCAGTCTTGCGCGGTTAAGCTGGCGATCACCGAATCTTCAAGCGCAACGATCTTGCCGAAGCGGCCAGTATGCGCTGCAGTGTCGTCGATAAATTCAGCGCCAGGGTATGCGTAGCTCATGATCTGCGGATAGCAAAGTTGCCTGGTCCACTGATTCTAAGGCCAGTCAGGTAGCGTTCCACGATCGGCGGGATCTTGTCAGCACCGACTGCGCCGTAGCCGAGATTCGGCGTCACATCAATGCTGCCGATCTTGACATTCTTGTAATCCTCCAGTCCGCTCAACCCAATGCCGTCTGGGTTGTTATGCAGATATACCGCAAGCACCACTTGCGCATACTGCACCTGCTGCGGGATTTCGGTCTCCGTGTAGTAGTCCGTCGTGATGCGGAACGGAAAGCCAACAGCGTAGGTATTGATGTAAGTGTCAGGCTTGCGCACGCCAGTACGCGGCCATTGCAACGCTTGCGTGTCTGTAGCGCGAGCACCTAGAAACCGCTCACGGTCTAGGCGTTGCGTTGCAGTGAACAGTGCGCGGTTCTTTTGGTCTGTGGTTGCCGATGCCCATGCGGTTACATCAGCATCCTGCACAAAGCCATCAATGATCGCTTGCGCGTTGTTCAGCGTCAGGTAGCTGTTGGCGTTTGCGCCCCCTACCGTTGCGTCGATTGAGATTGCCATCGGTAGGTGGCTCCTGTAGGTCTAGTTTAGGTGCAGGCTCTGCAATAGGAAAAGAGGCCACTGCGTTAGCAGCAGCCTCGCGTTCCTGGCGTCGCCTAAAGGCGAACAATCCCATCAGCCGTTTTTGCGGTACACAGTGAAGGCAGGAGTGCCCACTGCGGTGCACACAAACACGTAGGTAACGCTGGTAGCGGCAGCCACGGTTGCCATGCCAGCCACGCCGCCAAGGGTGATACCCGAAGCGGCAGCGGTCAGGGTGATGGCATGAGTGGCGGCGGCCACGTTCACCACGACAAGCTCAAAAGCAGTGCCGATCTCCAGTGGGCCGCCGAAGAAAGCCTTCAGCTCAGCGCCAGTAGGAGTGGTGAGTGCGCGACCCGTGGAAGGAGTCATAGTCACGATGCCGTTCACTGCCTCAGCAGCGGTCAGCGTGGTGGCCTCGTTAGCAGCAGCCTTAACAGGACGCTTGCTAACGGCGATCTCCTGAACGGAAAGGTCAGAAGTCAGCTCAAAAATAGAGGAAGGCATGGTTAGTTCCTCAATCCATGTTGGAGACGTTGGTGGCGCGTACGATGCCGATGTTCTTCAGCTCGTACACCTTGGACCAGTTACCAACCGTTTCGAGCTGAGCGCGGGTCGGGTTGACAGTGGTCACGCCCCACTTAGCGCCCACGGGGTGGTAGCAGTAGTGGAGGTCGATCGACATGGCATCGCTCTTGGCGAGGATGTCACGATCGGTTTCGGTCTGCATGGCCATCTGCTCACCGGATGCGACAGCGCCGCCAGTGAAGAAGAAGGTTCCGTACTCAGTGCTGGCACCGGATCCGGTGGTAGGCACATCGTCAGACACGATCACGCGCAGGCCCATGTAGGTCGGCACGGTCACATCGCCGCCGTAGGCGGCAACAAGCGAACCACCGGACTGAGTGGTGGTGGTGCCGCGTGCTTCAGCAGTCGACACGTAGTCGATTGCTTTGCGCTCCACGAGGTCGTAATACACCTTGCTGTGCATTGCAACCGCAGTCAGCTTGTCGCCTTGATCGCCAAGGATGGCGCGGGCTTCAGCGACGTGACGGGGGCTCAGCGCAGTCGGGGTATCAGCGGACTCGGAATCGATGCAAAGATCGAAGAAAGCCGAGCTGCTGGTGTTGGCGTTCAGGCTGCCGAACACGCCGGTGAGGCAGGACAGCAGATCCTTTTGGCGCTGGTTAGCGATGTAATCAGCAATCTTGGCGCCGATGGCGGCCATGGGATCAGAGCCAGCAGCAAGGGCTGCAAGGTCACGAGCCTCGAAGGCACGGCCACGGTGCAGGATGACGCCAACTTGCTTGTCGGCAGTGATCTTGCCGGGAGTCAGCGAGGAGCTGTCAGTCAGTACCTCGAAGTCGCCAGTGAGGTTTGCTTTCCAGAAAGGAACGTTGATAAAATCACCACCCTCAGTAGCATTCAGCTCCGCCATGGGCTGCACCACACCGCTAGCCAGAAAGGCGTCGCGGGCGGTAGTGGCCTCAATAACGTAGGGGGTGAATACTTCTGGGATGATGATGTCAGAGCGAAGAGTCGCCATGATGAATCACCTGGGATGTTTACGGTTTGGGCGCAGCCCTAGGCTCAATGCGGCGCAGCCATCACGAGCAGACACTGAAATACTAACGGTTGGCGGTAGCTTTCATCCGCTCGTATAGGTCGCGGTCGGTTTTGTATAGCCGCGCCTGCTCAGTGAGATTGAAGCTATCGCGGCTGAATGGATTGCTCATGCCGGCTGGAATAGCGACGCTGCTGCCGCCAGTCGGCGCGCCGCTGCCTTGCGGCTTGGGCTGCTTTTGCATCCATGCCGGTAGCGTCTTGGCCCACTCGGCAACGGGCTTGCGCTCGTAGCCGTCGACCACAACGACGGTGCCGTCGGCTTCACGCTCGATGGATTCCGGCTTGAGCTTGGTCTTGAGCACCATGTCAGGGTCATGCACGATCTCTGCTAGTGCGGTGACTGCTGGTGTCACCAGCTCTAGCTCTCGCACGCGGGCTTCAAGTTCTGTGATGCGCTGGTCCTTTTGAGCCGTCGCCTCACGGAATTGCTGCTCCAAAGCTTGCCTGGCTTCCTGATACTTGCCTTGTGATTCAAGCTGCTGTTGCTCGTAGTTGCGCTTGAATTCCAGCAGTTCATCAATGTTGACTCCATCTGGTGCCTTTGACTTCTTGGCTTGCCGTAGCTCTGCAATCAGCTCTTGATTCTTGCGCTCTAGCGCCTCAACACTGCGCTGCAGTGCATCAGCGTCTCCAGTGGTAGCCGCAGGCTCCTGGAGTTGTTGTTCATCAGACATGGATAAGCCGCAGGCTTAATTACGCTGCCATCGTACCAGCAGCCAGGACAATGGCCCGCGAGTGGAATACACCAATCCGCGAACCTTGGAATCCTCTGATTAAGGAACTGCTAAATGCAATCGACCGCCATGAGCGGTTATATCGCCAAGATGGCAACGGCTGGCACGCTGCAAAGGCGCAAGATTTGCGTTGGTATGTGGCAGAACTAAAGGATTGGATTCACTGCCAGGAAGCTACCACTTCTCTTTGTCTGCCCAGTACGCAGCAGACATCTTGCCCTTAGCGATGTTGCTTGCGTGCCGCGCCTTGAATGATGCACGCCTTGCCTTTGCAGTAGCGGATTCGCCCTTGCGTGCAGGGCTGCCGCTTACGCCTTGCTGACCGAAGCGGATCAGCTTTACCTTGTCTCCTTCTTTGGCGAGCACCGCGTGCGATTTGTTCGGATGCTTTGGCGTCCGCTTGGGTTTGTTGTAACCCTCAAACTGCTCGCCGCGGTACGTGATGCTCATTTGCGCTTTGGTTTCTTCGCAGTCTTCGCAGCAGCCTTGAAGTCAGCAGCACTCGGGCGACCAGGGTCACCCTTGCGTGCCATGCGCTCCTTGCTGCCCGCTTCAATGCGCTTGCGTTTGGCGTTGATGTTGGCGTAGAGGCCAGGCTTCTTAGGCACCGTATCGAGCGCGTAGTTGTTCTAAGGTTAACTCTGATCCGTCATCGCGAACGAGCTTGGCAATGGCATCAGTCGGGCCGTACTTGTCAGCAAGTCGATTGAAATACGGTACCTTACTAGCGCCCAATGCCTTGGCTTTGGTTGCCAGGTCTTGCTTAGCTAGCCA